GACTGCTTTTACTTATAACAATTCAAATTCTTTTACAATATTTGAGAATGATGGTTCAACTTATAGTGCAAGTATTAATGTTGTTACTGGTTTAACTATAAATGGTGATTTGAATGTAACTAGTAATACCACACTTTCAGCAACAACAGCTTCAACACTAACATTATCAACAGTACTTATAAATAGTACTTCTCCACCTGATTATTATTTAGTTAGAGATCCTACTTCAGGTCTTATTAAACAAAAAGTGGTTGCAGGTCCTACTGTTTATGGTTTATTTGCCCAAACAGGAAATAGTGTCGCAGTAAGCGCTACAACCATTGAGTCAACACTTATTGATGGTGGTATTGGTTCATTATCAGTACCAGCAAGTGGTTTTAGTATTGGTGATAGTTTTAGAGCAGATTTTGGTGGGGTATTTTCAGCAAAGAATAACGATACTTTAAGAATTAGAATAAAATCAGGCTCGGTGGTTTTAGCTGATAGTGGTGTTCAAACTATGGTAACAACGATAAATGACGTTTGGCAACTCACATTAAACTTTACGATTAGACAAATCGGTGGTGCGGGAGTTGCAGATATAGTTACACTTGGAGTTTTTCACTCAACGAAACAATCTAATAACACACCATTGGGATTTGCTTTTAATTCAGTTAACAATACAACATTTGACACAACAATATCAAATACTTTAGATGTGACAGCCCAATGGAGTAGTAATAGTCCACTGAACTCAATTTACTCAGATATATTTATACTTAACAAAATATATTAAATTCACTTTTACAATATGTGATTTATTATTTAGTTAAAAAAATATGATTGACGATTTAGTATTTGTATCAGCCCATCCTGATATACCTTATTTTCATTGGCAAACTAAGGTATATACAAACAACTTTATTGAAAAAGGAATAAAGCCTGAAAATATTCACGTTTTATTTGTTATGGTTAATGGTTTAACTTCCGCGACTGAAGAATCATTAAAATTAAAAAATTTGGGTATAAATGTTCATCATTATTTGGATGATAGAAAAGATAAAAAATATATCCCAAGTTTAAGACCAATGGCCTTGTCTAGATGGTTAAAAGAATATCCAGAATTAGGAAAATGTTATTTTTATCATGATTCGGATATTATCTTTAGAGAATTACCAAATTTTGATAAATTATTGAGTGATGATATTATTTATTTATCCGACACCTTAAGTTACATAAGTTATGATTATATTATGACTTGTTGTAAAAGATATGAAACAACGCATCCATCATTACAAAAAGGACATTTAATTCAATTAATGGCTGATGTTATTGGTATTTCTGTTGATACAATAAAACAGAATAATAAGAACTCAGGTGGGGCTCAATATTTAATCAAAAATACCGATTACACATTTTGGGAAAAAGTTTTTGATGATTGTCAATTACTTTATAAAAATGTTTTTGAATTTAATCAAAGACATAAAATCCCATCAGGAGAAATTCAAATGTGGACTGCTGATATGTGGGCAGTATTATGGAATCTTTGGTTAACTAACCACGAAACAAAAATAGTTGATGATTTAAGTTTTTCTTGGGCAACTGACGCTATTTCAATTTATGAAAAGCATCCAATTTTACATATGGCTGGAGTTACCGATGATTTAAAGAGGTCAAAATTTTATAAAGGTGAATTTATAAACGTAAATCCATTAGAAAAATTAAAAGAAAATATTAATTACTTTGATTACATCGATAAAAATAGTTCAACTATAAAATATGTTGAACAAATGAAAAAAATTATAAAAAATGAACAATAAATCTATTTATAGAAAATTAATTTTATGTCATATTTGAACCCTGGTTATTTACCTGTTAATAGTTGTAGTGTTTTTACTGTTGCACCAATGATAGTAAAATGTAATGTTACTAATGTTACTGGTAAAGAAGGTTCTGCTAATGGTTCTATAACTTTAGGGATAACTGGAGGAACAACTCCATATACTATAACTTGGACTTATCCAAATGGTGTCACACTACAAGGTTCTCAAACTATTGATAATTTATCCGTTGGAACTTATACCGCGTCAATTACTGACTATTATGGTGATTTTATGGTAACTACTAGTTGTATTGTTGGGGCACCTACAACAACAACTACCACTTCAACCACGACATCACCACCACCATATACTGAATATAGTTTTTGTTATACTATTTTTATAAAGGATATTAAAGGTAATATTTTAGACGTAATTCAATTTAATTTTATACCAAATACATATATAAATGGTTATCCTAGTTGGATTTCTGACCCTGGTAATCAAGAAATAATATACTATGAACCAACAATACCAAATAATGGTGGTTGGTCTTTATCTGGTTCACCTTCAAGTATTATAACGAGTAATAATATTGTCTCTTTTAATTCTGAACCCTCATACCCACCTATTGCAGGTATAAACCCCAACTTCACTGCTTGGACTGTACTTATAGCTGGAAATCCAAATAGTTCAGTAACGGCTTCAGAAGGTTTATGTTTTTAACATATGGCATTATTTTCATCAATTAATACAAATCAAGGTATATGTGGATGTGATGGTTCTTTATCCATTACTGCACAAAATGGTGTACCTCCATATTCATATTCAATAGATGCTGGAGTTTCTTTTAGAAATACACCTCTATTTACCAATTTATGTACTGGTGCTTACACGGTAGTCGTTAAAGATTCTTTATCCGCTGTTAGTACTAATACAATAGTAATTAACAAACCAAATGAACCTATAACATATAGTATTTTTTTAAATACAACAACATCAATATTACAAAATAATGGTATAAGTATAACAAAAAAATATGAAACAAGTTTTGTTGTCACACCACCATTACCTATTGGTACTTATATCACATTTGATATTAATCATACAAATGTTAGTAAAGTTTCACCAACATATTCAGCGTCAACAACTACAACAAATTCTCAACTTGTAATTGATTCAATTGTTATTTCACCAACTCTAACTGGATTAACAACTGGTTCAACATATAATTCAATACCAGGTTGTCAATCAAATACCTTGTATGTTGACACAATTACCGATTCTTGGAATACTTTAACCTTAAGTGGTACAACAGATTTTTTACTTACAACAACAACTTCACTAGTCAAAAATGTGGATGTGGATTGTTATTACTCAACAAATGAAGATTTTTATTCTTTGAGTAATCTTAATATTTTTGGATGTAGTTGTTGTAAAGTTTCAACTACATAATTTAAAACATTATATTTATATTTTATGGGATACATTTTAAAAAATACATCAGGACTAATAAATACGAGAATCACCGATACAGGTAGATTGAAAATCTCACAAGGTAATTTTAATATTTCTTATTTCCAACTTGGGGATAGTGAAGTTTCATATAATGCTTTACCACAATCAACTTACAATCAATTTAATAATTTCATACTTGAGCCTAGTTTTAACGCTCAAAACTCAGCAGGTGTTCCACAATCAAATAAAGAAAACATAAAATATCCATATTACGTGGATGGTAACGCTGGAAATACTTATGGTATTCCATTTATGTCTTCTATTGTTGAACCCGTGTATAATAGCGCAACTCCAAGAGGATTTTTTACAGGTATATCAGTTGATGATGTCTTTAATTGGAGTGCTAAAACAAATAATACTCACGTTATCAATTCTAACTATGTTGTGGATATGAGTACATTACTAGGTACTAATACTATTGTAGTTACTGACAATTCTTGTAACGATAATCCAATAAGAGGTATACAAGCTGGAGATATTATAACAATATACTACGATGGGAATGGATTGAATGATTGTCAATGTACTACAGCCACAACAACAACAACTAGTACTTCGACTACTACTACAACAACAAACCCATGCGTCACACCAATTCCAACAACTACAACTACAACAACTACTTGTTCGTTTATAAATCCTTGTTGTCCACCACCTGTAGTTGATTGTTTAGTAAATGTATCATCTTGTTATTCAATTCTTACATATAGAGTAATAGATGCTTGTAATAATACTTTAACTTTGGATAGACCTGTTCCAGATTTTTCATACTTGTATTCTAGTTGTTTTGCAAGAGTTTTAGTTTATCCCCCAATTATTACTGAAATGTATGATAGTATAACACCAAGTAATCATTGGTCGAATAACGTTATTAATTACGAATCAGTTTGTTCTACGGATGAATTTGATGTGAAAATATGGAATATGAATATTCCTTGGTCTGAAACACCAGCGGGTATTGATGCAAATGTTTATAAGGATTATACTAAATTCGGTTCAATTAATTATTTAGGTTCTAAAGAATATTTTGGTTACGCATCAAGTAGTGGACAAACTGATACAAGTTCAGTTTACTATTATAATTCATTTGATGAAAAGATAACAGTTAAACCTGAAGAACAAAAAGCCATTGCAATAGTTCATTATACAAATCAAACTATTGATTTATTTTATGGTGAAAAATTCGCATTAGAACCTTTTGATGAAACTGCTGAAGATACCACAGGACAAGCAAGAAATTTTAGAATTGATTTACCTTGGTTAATGTGGCATAAAAATCCAAATTGTTGTAATGGTCAATCATTCTATATTGACCCTCCAGGATTTGATGATTTGAATCTATATACTATTCATTATTTAGAGTCAACCAAAAACTTGGATATGAATACCCCAGGTATTCGTTATTATCACTTGTGGGACACTAATCCAAATTTGGATGGTTATCCTAGTAGAGTTGGTAAAGTGTTCCCAGATAGTAAAATAATTATCTTTGATGATGAAGAAATCATTGCCGCTATGTCTTATAAGTCTAATAGGAATTGGACTTTGCCAGCACCAAAAGTTTCGTTAATAACACCTAATATATGTGGGTTAGATAATAATTCAGTCGAGGGTATTTTAACGGGTAATAGTGAATATCTTTATGTGACTTATAGATTATCGAATAATTTTGGATTTACAAATTCATTACATTGTAATTACTACCAAAGTATTCAAGGGCCAAATGTTTCTTGCAATCCTATTACATCTCAAAATGTTAGTGTGAGATTTGGTGATGAATTTTTATGTTTATCGACCACTAATACATCGATTACCCCTTGTTGGTATTCTGGTTTCACATTTTGGGGTTTACCACAACCAGAAACATCCCCTAATACTTATATCGCCTACCCATTTATTAACACAGAGCAAAATTTGAATGGTTATCCAATATTTAGAAGTCTTGTTGATGAGGGTGCAATTTATAATATTTTTTATGATGGTAATGATTGGATTTTTAGAAACAACAATTATAGTGAGGATGAAATAATTAATTTCACAAATGGTGGATTAATAGGTGACTTTACAATTGATTTTGAAGGAGGTATAACAGGTTATACTGAATGTAATTATAATCCTTTATTATGTGTTACATCATGTGTTGAAAATGAATCTTGTGTAACATCGGCATATACCAATACTTTGAGTGGGTCAACAAACCTATATTTATCAAATTTTGATGTAACTAGTAGGTTGGTTTATTATAATTCAGCTTGGGAGATTTACTCAGCAGATACTAGAATAGCTATTTTAACAGGATTAACAAATAACGATATACCAATAGGTACATGGATTCCTGATGTTGTTCCTTTAACTGGTTTAACAACAAGTTTATTTGAAAGTTGTGGAAGTATTACTTGTAGTAGTTACTCAGCAAGTACTACCGCAAATAGTGCAACAATAAAAGTTGTTGATTGTAGTTTTATTATTTCAGATGAAACAATTATAACTTCAGGAATTACATATAGTGGTTGTGCAATAACTTTGGATGGTTCTTTAGACTCTGCAATTGTTCAAGTCTCAGGGGAAACTACGTATGGAAGTTACACTGGAACTTGTCCAACATATTCAGCCGTTACCGCAAGTACTATTTGTTCCGGGTTATGTAATGTAAATAATGGATTTATTGCTAATAAGTTTGAAATAATTTGTCAAAAAGTGGATGACACCGGAAGACCTATTTCTGATGAATGGAAAATCATTGATTTTACAGACCAATTAAGTGGTTCAACAATAAATGGTTTCTTAACCCAATCAGGATTAACTGGTAACACTTTTGTAATTACTCAAGATTTATATGATAATGCCGATATATACGATTTAAATGATTATATTGATTTAACACCTGTTGGTTTTACTGGTCATCAATTGAATTTTGGGGATGAATATTACTTCTATGGTAATGTTGAAACTGACATTCAAGCAACAATATATGAAATGGTGTATAAAATAAATTTAAGTAGTGTTGAATTTCAAACACCGTCAAATCCAACTTGGTCTTCAAGTAATAGTCGTTATATCACTGAAATTGGTCTTTACGATTCTGATAAAAATCTTATGATTGTATCAAAAATGCAGTCACCCATATTAAGACAGGGTATTCAGCAATTTTTGATTAAATTAGATATATAATATATGAGTAAAGATATTAAAGAAACACCAAAAGTGCTTGGTCTAGATGTATCAACTAGTACAATAGGCTGGGCACTTTTTGATTTAGATTCCAAAGAATTATTAGAATTAACACATATTTCGCCAAGACCAAAACCAAAAGAAGACAATAAGATAAAAGAACTTATTCTTAAAAGTGAAATTTTCAAAATAAAATTAAAAGATTACTCAAACTTTAATATCACAAAAGTTATAATCGAAGAACCATTATTAAATAGTAATAATGTTTATACCGTACAAACATTACTTAGATTTAACACTTTAATATCAAAGGAAATATATGATACTTTAGGAGTTGTCCCTGAATATATTTCAACATACAACTCAAGAAAAAACGCATTCCCTTGGTTGGTTAAAGAAAATGATAAAGGCAAACACGTATTATTTGGTGGATATCCTAAAGATTGTGATAAAAAACAAATAATATGGGAACAAGTAGCAAAAAAAGAACCTCAAATTAATTGGGTTTATACCAAAAATAATACACTCAAAAAAGAAAATTTTGATATGAGTGATGCCTATTGTTGTGTATTAGGATATATGAAACAAGAAGGTAAATGGTAAAATTAAACCCCACTTTTTAGGTGGGGTTTTTTATTATGAACATGAAACACAGCTAATATCGTAATAAATTTTTACATCAATTATAACTGTTGCATCAACAATAGAAATCGGTGGATTACAAATTGTTGTTATCTTTAAATCACCACTTACAGGGTCAATTGTAACGGAGTCAATATTAGGATATGTCAATAATAATGTTTCAACAGAATCAAATAAAATAGTATCTGTAGGATAATCAGTTATCCCACTACTTACATAAAAGATATCAGTTTGTATAACTCCATTAACATTTACAACAGATTCAAAAGATGCGGAATTAAGAATACAATTAGTGTCACCAGAAGTTAAATCAAAAAATCCTTCAATTAACATCTGTTTTAACCCTTTCTTAACTATTTGACCAGTATTATTGAAATCATCATCACAAATATTATATATTTCATATGATGAAAATAAATTATACCCCAATAAAGTTATTGTTCTAGTTTGACTACAACCAAATGAATCGGTTATAGTTAATGAATATGTTCCAGCTGATAAGTTCGTTACAGTTAATCCTGTTTGTAATCCAACATTTGGACTCCAATTTAATGTAAATGGTGGTTCACCACTCGTTATAAATGTTTCTATTATCCCATTATTGCCAATAGGATTTGTTCCATTTAAAATGAAATTAACACCACTCGAACTATTAATCGTAAATGGTAATATTTGTTGACATAAGTTAACATCAGTTACTGAAGCAGTATAACTTCCTGATGGTAAATTAGTAAATGTGTAGGATAAAGCATTAGAAATAACACTTTGACCATTAATTTGATATGTATATGGTGCAGTTCCACCAGTAGTTATAGATAAGGTTACTGAACCATCATCATTTCCACAGGTTGTACCTGTTGTTGTTGTGGTTAGTGTATATAATATGGTGTTGTTTATTGTATACGTTTGTGAATAAGGACATATTCCTAAACTATCAGTAATAGTCAACAAGTAATTACCTGAACTTAATCCATTGAATATTGCTCCACCATTTTGTGTTGGTTGGAGGAAAGTACTCGTATTTGATAATGAATCAGTCAATGTGTAAGTATATGGGGCACTACCCCCAAATATAGTTACATTAATTTCACCTCCATTATTATTACATATTGAATTTGTAATATCAACAGTAACTAATGAAATTCCACTAGGGGTTTGTAATGTTGTTGTTGATGTTGATTGACATAAACCAGCATCAGTAACCGTAACTGAAAAATTACCTGATGGTAATCCAGTGAACGTATAAGAAGTATCAAATGTTATAACAACCTCTCCATTTGACCCTTCAATGTGATAAGGTGCTGTACCTCCTGAAATATAAATTGTTACAACACCATCAGAAATATAACAAGATGGTTCACTATCAATTAAAATTAAAGAACTCAATACTGGTACTGATTCAATAGTACCTGAAGCTGCAGTATTACAACCAATTCCATCTGTAACTAAAACACTATAAAATCCATTACTTAAACCAGTAATTGATTGTCCTGTCCCACCATTTGACCATAAATAAGTATATGGAGGAGTTCCAGTTAAACCAGTTATATATAAAGCACCAGTATTAATAAAACATGGGGAATTATTTACTTGATATAACCCATATGTAAATGAACTTGATGGTTTAATTATACAACTTTCACTTTTACCAGTACATCCACCACCATCATCAGAAATTACATAATATGTTCCAGCTGAAAGTGAACCAAATACTATACTATTAATTCCACTAGTTCCTGAAGTTATAAATCCAATTGTATTTTCATATAAAAAATGTGTTGACGGGGCGTACAAATTTTGAGTTGTTGCAGTTATTACACCATTATTAAAACCACACGAAGTATTTCTTGACTGAATGTAAACACAAGTACCTGATGAAATATTAACATTCATTAAGAAATATGTATTACCTGATAAACAACTATCAATAACATTAAAAGTATATGTTCCAGCTGATAAACCACTTTCAGTATAGCCTGTAACACCAGGTCCTAATGCTGTAGTTCCTGTTGTAGGACTAATCCATTGAATTGTATAATCTGGAGCGTCGCCCTCAATAGTAATCCCAAATGAACCACTACTAGTATTTGAGCAATCACCAGTTATACCACTTAAAAAAACATTTAATTCACAAGCCATTAACTACAATATATTTGAAAATTTATTCCTACATTTATTTTAAAGTTTATAATTGAATCCGAAATTGAACAAGATTCACTATAAACTACCACCGTATCATTATCAGTTAAATAATAATTATATCCATAATTCTTAAGTTCTTCTAATGCGGCAATTATAGCTATATCCCAATCAGAAACACTTGGTGTACTAAATGTTGGTATGTTATACCCAATTCCATTAAAGAATGGATATGAAACAACTGTAGTATTATTTATACGTAAATCAACATACCATATAGTTGTCATACTATTTAAATCACAATTACTTACAGATGTTCCATTCGTCACCAAATATGTATTTAATACATTACCCAATACAGAACCAAAAGTTGTTACTTTAGGATTAGAATCCCAAGGATATATTGGACACTCAACAGATTCAACTGGGCAATCTAACCTATATAAATTGTCATTTAATTCACAAGGTCTACATAATGGTGGTCTTTGTTTTGTTGATTCGCAATCAACACCTTCAGTTGATATTAGAAACTTTTCGCTAGTCCAAGTTTTACTTATAGGACACTCTGAATCAACATCCAAATATCCATATTCTATATTGTTTATAAAAAATTCCCATCTAGATAATGATGAATTATATCTAATTAATAACACATTCCCTGAACTTAAATCAGTATAAGTGTAAGATTGTCTATTATTAAAATAACCATTAGGCGTTAATTTAAAAATTCTAGGACTACTTGGATCCTTCAATTTAAATGTTAATTGAATGCACTCACAAGGATTTGTTTCTTCAATTGTTATAATTTGACATCCTCTTTGTCTTTTCCATACAAATTTTTGTCTATGAAATATTGAATTTTCATATTTGATTCCCGTATTAAATATTGTGGTTGCGGGAACCATTTGTTCAATTAATCTAATCCAATAATCACCCAAACCATTGACATAATCTATCATAGTTTGGTATGTAAAATTATTGTTAGTAATATCAACATTTTCAGACTCCAAATATCTCCAATAAATAGATTCTAATGTTGGATAACCTCCAGTTTTACCATTAAATGAATATTGTCGATTTCTTACATTAATCATATTTCTCCAAAATGTCTGAGCAAATTCGAAGAAAGATTTACTTTTTGGTTTTGGATTTAATTCAGTCCAATCTACCCCACCTCTATATGGATATCTAGGTATAGGGCATGGGTCACAAGGGTCATCACTACCAAAATTCATCCCTTCATTAGGAATTGGGTAATTTAATTCTCTTGACAAATACCATACATCATATGCCAATCCTTGTGCTGGATTTAAAAATATCTCAGTATTTTTAACATTTAAAACTAATTTATCGTCACCAACAAAATATCTAGCATTTATATTTCCATCCAAATTAAGTCGTAGATTAATTTCATCATCATACCAACTTTTGTTATTGTCAACCGATGGTGATAATCTATAACCTAAATTCATAAATGGAAATTTTCTAAATCTATTTAGATATTCTTGACCATATGAAAATGGTAATAAGGATGTTTGATAATTAGGATTATTACCCGTGAAAACACTTAAAGTAATATTAACTTCTTCTGGTCCTCTATGTTGTGGTGTTTGTTCAAACCAACCACTTCCTATTTGAAAGAAATAACTATCAGAATCAATAGGTGCTTTAGGAAAGCCTAAACTATCAATTGGAAAATCATCTATAGAAGTATTAACATCTTGAATTATCACTTCAGTTGTAAACCCAGTATATTCTACCCCAAATATTGAAAAGGTATTTGCGGGTTCTAAAACAGGAAGTTGTTGCACATATGTCCCACCTGAAATATTTCTAAATTCCGTATTGAATTTGTTCATATTTATTTTTTGGTCAGCCAAATAAATAAATTCATTAAATTCAACCAAAGCATCTGGAGCACCAATAAGTTTTAATAAAATCTCAATTGATTTTCTAGTTCCTTTTGATTTAAAAAGATAGGCTGAGTTTAATATTATATTTCTATAAAATTGATAATTTAATTCATCTGGAGTTTGAGGATTTGGTAATCCTGAGAAATTTGATTGTTGTTGGTTATTTTGACCAAATACCGAAGACAAAAATTGGTCGTTTGTTATTGGTGATATATTTGTACTCCACCCTAAAGTTTGTGCTAAATTTTTAAGAAGTTGACTTGGTATATCATTACCTATAGTATAATTTACTGAAGTCATAAACGATAATGAAGTAATAAACGTATTTACTTCATCAAAACTTCTACCATATATTTGTAGTATTTTTTCAACTTTTTGGTCATCAGTATCAAATTCTTTTAATGCGCCAGTTGTTAAAAATCTTGATATTAAATTGGTTCTAAGTTCATCATATAATTCACTTATTTCATTAAGTTTTGTTAAATAATTTTGAAATGATGCTGTAATAATATCAAGATTCCACTTACCATATAAAGTCCAAGTTAATTGATTTTTTTCAATGTAAAACGTACCATCTTCAGCTTCTCTAGGTATTTGATATGTTGATGTGTATATCGGTGTTACATTCCTATTTAATAAGAAATTTTCAACCTCCCCAAAATCTTCATTGAATACTTTATTAACTTGAGTATCGTTAGGTCTAATAATTAAATCACTAATAGTTGTTGATTCACCAGAAAATGGATTACCTTGGACTGTTAAATTAAGTGTACCAACGGTTAAAGATGTTGTTGGTATAATTCCAATTACTTTATATCCATCATTATTAACATACAATGAATAATTTGCATATTCTATTGTCATATTTCTTAATGAAGAAACTTCAATTTCTCTCAATTCAAGATTTCTTGTTGAATTAACCGTAAAATCAATACCAAATGGATTCCTAATCTTAGCTAAGTCCAAATCAAACGTTGTTGAATCTGTTGTTGGGTTATATAATATATTGATTGCTGTATCACCAGTTAAGTAATTTAAACCTAAAAATGTTGATTCTATCGCAGCAGGAAAATAACTTATGATTGTTGTAATTGTTGCTGACATTCTTTTAACTAAAGAACCATATAACACAAAATTACTTATTTGTGATAAATCATAATTAGGATAAACCTTAAAATTATTTTCAACTATAGTTTTTGATTGATTAACATTATCTAACCCCAAGGATTCTAAATTTATTGGGTTTGAGAATGTCCCAGTAATAAATGTTCTATCAACCTTTTCACTAGCTGATTGTGTGAATTCAAAATTACCCTGAGTTAACCCACCACCACCAACAAGTTGTAACCCAACTAAATTGTTAGAAAAACTACCAGCACCTGATGCTTGTGGAGGACAAGTAAATTTATTCGCCATTATTGAGTTATATTTGTAAAGTTTTTACTGAAATCAATGTTATCATTTCTATCTTGTCTAACTTCATACAACAATTCATTGAATTGATCTCTAATTTCATATAAATTGTATTGTTTGTAGATGTTATTATCAGAATCATATAATGTGTAAATTCCATCATCAATCGATTTCGTTTGATTACCAAACAATGCAATCGCTAATGTTGAGAAGTCGTGTTCAGCTATTTCAATATCCAATGATAATGGATTAAAAAATGTATGACTTATTATAACATTCTGATTTGGTTGTCCAATGAATGGTATAGCATTAGGTTTGTTTGTAGGTGCTGATGATGGTGAAAGTGTACAAAATATTAAATTACTGCTACTATCAGTATATCTATATCTTATCGCTTTTTGTGATGTATTTGTTAGATTTTGAATAACAGGTTCACAAAAGAATGATGAAGTTATTATTCTAAAGAAATTAGGTATTTTACTACCATCACTATTTAAATACTCAATTCTAAATCCAACTAAACCTTGATTAACAAATTTATTTCTATACTCTGTTGGTACTGAATTTAAATCTATTATGATACCTCTAACATTAGGTAATGCCGATAAAACACCGCAATCCAAAAGTGTTGTTCTTATTTGAACTGGTCTAACGTATAAAGTATATATACCTATCCTATTAAATTGCTCCGCTGGTAATCTAAGATTATATAATCCACCCAAAATCTCAATATTAGCATTCCCACCTGTTTGTGCATTATTAAAATATGGTCTTAATATTGATTTGGCATCCAATTTAGTTAATACAAAATTATCAGTATCATCCCTTGATGGGGTATAATTTAATATTATTTCCACATCTTCTGGTGAAACATCTGCTGGCCTTATTGTCCCATAACTACCTACCGCCATTTATTATAAATTTTAATTCGTTTATCTTTATCACTTCTTATAAATATTGAAGTTATGTATTTATTATATTGAAAAATCCATATCCATATTTTTCTATATCGCCAATATTATCAACTTCCCCTAATCTCATAATTCTTTCCAATCCTGAATTTTTACCTCTCTCTATGAATACATTTGATTGTATTTCAGGTTCGGAGATAACATTTAATAAAACCTCATTTTTGGTAATTGCTGAACAAACATAATCAACTGAAGATACCCCACTAACAACAAAAATTGTTATGTTGTCAGGGTAATCAAAATAGTCTAAATTATTAATAGTATATGCGGTATAATCAGCGTTTGGCGGAGTTCCATAAAAAATACCAATAGCTCCACTTGACCCAGTTACCGTTTCATTAGGTTTGTATTTACCCCCAATTAATTGTGTTTTAGGGCCATACACTTGTAAATCACTTAAACAAGATTTTGTATATCCACTAATTATCAATGGTTGACCTTGTAAGTAATCATTAAAACCATTTATTGTCGCATCACAAGTGCTATCACCGCTAAAAATATAATCATACATAATTGGTGTACCTGACCAACTTCCACCTAATGGTGTAAAATATGCAGTACCATTAGGATTATTGATTGTTACTCCAGTTATTGGTATATTGACTGTTTTTTGTATCAGATTATATCCCCAAGGACTCATACCAGTTATTGATATTGTGTACTCACCATCTGACGAGTACGTATGTGGGATTGGTAGTGGGGTATATGGTGATACTGGTTCAGTTTGACCGTCACCCCAAGAAATTTGATAACTAGAAAAACTTAAATATTTTTTAAGTTCGTTTTCTGAGGTGTTATACAAAATAACCGTATAATATGGAAAAATTGAATCCCCAGTAAAGATGAAATTATTCATTACATCTTGTTGTAATATCATCCCATCAAAAACAGAATAATACCCAATATCAGTTGCTGTTTCAGTTAATAAAATTGGAATTGTTATACCTGTTAATAAAGATGTTCCATTGGTACCACCAGATAAAAGTTGTGTCATTGACGAATAAACATATGTCAAACCAGTAAAATTACTTGTTGTGGTTGTTGTTGTAATGTCACAACAAGGGTCTGGTTCAACAATATTAGTTGTACCATCAACATTATATCTAACCAAAAATAAATCTTTATTTATTACTTCAGGTGAAATTCTAATATGTCTATTTTGTGTTCTCATCTTACTGCGGCGGATTTATATATTCATACCATTTCATAGGATTAATGCTTGTTCCAATTCTTGTATTTGGATTATTCCCATCAAAAATTTGATATGTTTTATTACTATAATCCAAAACAACTTTATTATAAAATAACTTATTACCATCAAAAACAAATTTATTAGGTAATATCGCTTGAGGTCTATTCATCATTTTCACAAAAACCCCCAATTTTGCATCAAAGAATTTTGCTGACATATAAAATGTATCTATCTCCAAATAATTAAAATCATTCAACCAATAAAAAAAGAATCCCTCTTGGTCACCAATAAAATCCAATATAAAATATGGCTTTTTTATATTAACATTACTTAATGAACTTGAAGTTGAGGCTGTTTGGGTTAATCCTTGTTGTGTTGGTATTATTACAGTAAAATAGTTAGTATGACTTTTAACATTAGTTGTGTCATAAAAATCTAATTTAAAGAAAGAATTCCTAAATGGTCTACTAAAATAGTATACTTCAGTTGAAGTAAATCCTTCTGATAGATAACTATTTTTCCAAAGATTAATATCGGTAATAGTTGTTGATGTTACCGTAATTGGCGGTCTTTCATAAAAATTAAATTCATAATTAACTGCAGTTCTACTATCATTTGAGGAATATTCACTATGATGAAATCTTGAAACTTCAAAATCTGTCGCAGTTCCAATTATCTCTTCAATAACCGTAGATTCGTATTCTTCAATACTATCTTGTTTACCTAAGAAATCCCAATTCATTTCAATTGGTAGTTCAAGTCCTTGATTAGTATCCGAAAGTCTTAAATAATATTTATTCACAAGGGTCTATTATTGGTTCTGATGTTATGGTTTGTTCAATATAATTAGTTCCCTCTGGAATTATTCTAAAAATAAAATTATTATAAGGGTAATGAACACCGTTTAAAAATGGATAATCAACACCTAATCCACTACTATCAACATATCCATAAGGATATAAATCTCGCCAAATAAATTGGTCATTTGTTGTTGTGAAATATGAATAATTAGGAATATTTTCAACAATTCTTTTGTCTCCGCTTTCAATATAATCCGAAAATACTCTTATTGTCATAGGATGTAATGGATTGTAATAATAACCTCGTTGATTTGAATTTGTTGTACTCAAAGACTGATTAATATCAAATAAGTTGGGGTTAAATTTTATCTTATGGTAAACACGAGATATGACCCTCTCTTTTTGTTCAAAATCATTCCATTCACATAAATCACCATCCAATTCATCCCCCTTTTGTAATGTATCTAAATAGGTAAAATTATATTGATTTCCGTTTACTATTCTTTGATAATCTGAAAATGAAAATGTTGTATTTGATAATGAAAAATTATTATCCCACCAATTATTTGGTATTTTATTAGCATTAATTGATGTAATATTAAAATCCCAACCTTGTTTCATTGGGTAATAATTGTTAGTTTGAGAATCATTCACCCCAAATGTCCATCCAAAATATCCTTTCCACATTACCGTGAAAAAAAGTTCAGATATTGGTCTTTTTTGATTGTCTAATAAATTATTAATATCCAAAATATTGTTCACAGTCACAGAATACGCTTGTGAACCTTCCTTAACCGAGATTCTTGATGTTAAATTTGGAGTTAAATTTGCTGGTTCATATTTTTTGACATTTCTAAATGCTGTTTGTTCAAATCCTGTTTTTGTTACGACAATATCATCAACATTTGTTAATATTTTATTTCTTCTTATATAATATTTTGATATAGTATCTGTAACATTATCTTTAAGTAATAATCTTTTAGCAGTTCCTTGTCCACCATCATTAAATGTTGACCCAGTAAATCCAATATCAACAATATTAAACACATATTCATCACTCCCAAAAGTATCATCACCCAAAGAATAAACTTGATGTATATCAATAACGCTACTACCAGTATATCTAAAATTAGAACTAACTTGAAAAAATTCACCCACACTTAATCCGTGTTTAATTGGACTTCTAAACTCAATAATATTTTTACCATTATAAGTTGAGTTTTTAATCACAAATGGGATTCCATTACTTACAGTCCAATTTACTATAGGATAAAGTGGTGTTGGGTCGTTTGGAACTTTAAATGTCGCTTGTAATTGTTTATTATAATCATTTTCAAACGCATAACTTATAAAGAAATTCCAATTATAACTTGATGCACTCTTTGCGACAAAATTAATATGTGGCGGTGTTGAACCTGATACTGTCGTATACCCTGATACCTTATAATCATTTCTGATAAAATCAAATTCATTATATAATGGGAATCCTCCCCAAGGAAAATTTGAATTTGGATTACACCTTTGAATTACAGTTTCTTGAGCATTAACATAATATAAATTTTGTTCAAATGGTGGATAAGGTGGATTACCTATTGTTTGACCACTATAAGCATTTTTGAATATTATTGAGAATTTACATGTTGGTCTAAATTTATTTGAGGCTTGTCTTTCATCTTGAAAAACTTGTTCCAAATTTATATTAGGAGTTCTATCATATTCAACTTGTTGTTTTTGTGTTTCTTCTAACCCAAGTTGAATTGATAAATCTGTATTTGGTGACCCCTTATATCTTAAAGAACCTAAAACTATTCTTGTATCATTAATATTCCCCATCTATTCAGTTATGTTTTCAAAATTTATCCATTTTTTTATAAATCTATCCCAAGCTGTTTTTCCTTTCTTTAATCCAAAATAAAAATAAAATGGTGAACCTACTGTAATTGTATTATCTGGAGATGAATTACGTTCCCAAGAATTGATATTTGGATTATATTCATCATAATTTGGTGATATAGGACTATTGTCATATGAATAGATATAACCTTTATCATCTCTGGTTATTGTGCTAGTATTTGTTCTAAAATATCTTGAACTAACGTCTAATCTATCCAATGATTGATATTTTTTATAAAAGAAACTTCCATTATTTATTGTATCCGTGTACCAAGTATTACTTTGAGACCCAAAAATATTAGGATATTGATTTGTATTTATTTCCCATTGATAAAATGGTACTTCTTGTGAATAAACATAGAAATTGTCAAATGCACAATTATTACTAGGGTCAACCAATTCATTAATAATATTTCGTTTAGGTGATATGAAATCTCTTGTTTGAGAATCTGATGAGAAAAATATACCAAAAATAGCATTGTTGCTATTAGTGTTATTGAAGTAGATAGGGTCTTGTCCAGGATTTATTGGTGGGTAATTTGATGATTCAAATTCAACAACCCCTAATTCCGAACTTATTGATATCATTTGCGCATAATCACCATCAACAAATCCTAAATAATCATTTCTACTATCAAAATAACTACCAACCCCAACACCACCACTACCAGCTAAAGCTTCAATGAATTTAAGATTTACCAATCTACTAATAATTAATAAATTTAGAATCTCTGAAACATCTTTATATGTTGTTTCTGATAATCTATCCATAACATATCCATCAAATTCATTTGAAAAAACTAACTCTTGTGTATAATTTGTTTTTGGACCTAAATCAATTATTGTTGTTGGAAATTTAAGATTTTTTTTGTTACCTTTATATAATGAATTACGTGGGGGTGCACCAACAAATCTAGGAGGTAAACCTATATTACCGGAAAAATAAGGACTACTTCTATAATAAAAATTATTAGTCGGATGTAAAATTATGGTATCTTTACAATAAACACTTTTAGGTTGATTATTAATATCAAAACGTCTGTCATTTTTAAATGCAAACGCATACAATGTTCCATTTATCCAATTATTTGTGAACATATGTGACCATACATTTCTACAGGCAGCAAATGTTATTTGTAATCTATTAGTCCATTGATTTAGTAATTGAATATCTCTAGGTAAGGTCAATACTGGAACTGTTATTAAGACATAACAGCCATTTTCCATAATTGGTGTTTCATTTATACCATTATAATAACACGTATCTGTTTGAGGTTTTACATTAATTTCACCCGTACTACCTTCATAACAACCTAAAGGTACTAAACCTGAACAAGTGAAAGTACTTAATATGGTTATTCCTGAAGGTTGGTCATCTAAAGTATCTAAAGAATTACTAAATGTTGGTGTTCCCAATTCTGTAGCCGAACTTGTACCAAATATTCCAACTCCTGATGTTTGGTCATCAGTAACAAAATAAACGGTAAATTTTGGATTTGAGAATAATGGGAATGTATTTTCTAAATCTTGAATATAAGATGTGGATGTTGGTAATCTGTCAGACCTCATAACAATCCTTCCACCATTTCCAGCACTTACCATTGTGTTACTATAATTATAGTCTGAATTAAATAACAAATAAGATGGTGCGTAATAATATGACGCACCTTTAGGTTTATTATCATCAGGGTCTAAACTTGGACCTAAAGTACAAGCACCATCACCATTCAAACAAAGTACTTGGTTCATATAAGTACCACCTTCAACAACTTGATTTGGCCAATATGACCTATAAAATATATTTGGACTTCTCCAAGATTGTCCTATATTTATTTTTTGGTCACCATTTAATATCGCTCTTTGATTAAATTCATTTGGTGGATTAGTTATATCCCTAAATTCAACTTGGAAAGCATTGAATAATCGTCTAGTGTTTGTGGGTGGTAGTCCATCTGCGGTATAATTTCTAGCTGAATAATCTCTCATCAATTTTAAAAATGGAGGATTTATAATTGGTATAATTGGTGCTGTACTACTATTATTAGAACTTTCCCACATAGCCCTTGAATTAGCTAAATATTGCCCTGGTGTACTTTTATCTAACAAAGAATAATAATTCGGTAATTTAGAATTAAAAGAAATAAAACCATTTTGTCCACCTATTGTTGGTTGATAGTGATAGGATGGGTAATATAAATATTGATTAGTTGCTGGGTCAAAACCATCAACATTACCTACGTGTCTTGTGTTATTGATACTACCATTTATTGGTATATTTAATTTATAATTATTTCCTCTAATTATCCATCTGTTATCCGAATCAATTCCTCCTGGATTAATAAATGGGTCTGGTAGATTACCTAAAATTCTATTATTAATGACTGATCCATTTATTATACCAGATAAGTCATACTCAACTTCACCTCTTGTTGAATATGGGTCAACACCTCTAACTAAAAAAACTAATCCCTGTTCAGCAAAATTATTAAAAGACAATGCTGGACTAATACGATATGTTCCAACTTCAGCGGAATTATTATTAGGAACGAATGTATTATCAGTTTTTACTGTAACAATATTAATACGAGTAAATAAGGCATGTCTTAATGAACCAGGTGCATTTACTGTTCCAGGGTCACCACTATTAGGATAACAACAATCATCTTGTTGTAAATCAGCAATATTATATCCATATATATCACCAATTGTCATCCCAGTAATTACTTGGAAATATTCAATATCCATTGGATATTTGGAATACTGAGCGTCATCAACACCTTGGTCGATTTGATATGTCGTTGTATTGTTACCACTACCATCAAATTTAGCCCAATCAACATTTATTGATTGATTACCTTGATTTATAGTGATTCCAATTGTTGCATTATTACCAAATTGATTTGTTGTTGAACCTGTTATGTTTGGGTCAGTTGATAATTCTGATGATTGGAATGTGACAAGTGCTCCAGCTATAAATTCACTTAATTTTTCTGGTCTTACCATTAAAAGCATTACATTGTCAAAATGATAAGGTTGATATATACCAGTATTATACCAATCGTTTATTGGAAGTGTTGTTCTAGGATAACCATTTAGTGTTGGTCTAAAAGATACTCTAATTCTATTACCACCACCCCAAGGATTATATGAGTCTCTAACATTAGTTGCATTATCATCAGGATACCACCTATCTCCATTGTCATTCCATAATTTTGGAATCCTACCATCAAAATAAGCGGATTTTAAATTAAATAAATTTAACCTTTCAAAAATTGGAATACTCGTTGTGAATATTTTTTTACCATTCCCAATGTCTTGCATCTGAGGTGCAAATGTGTTTGGTGATGGTAATCCTGGGTTGTATGGTTGACCAGTAACCAAAAGTTGTTCTGAAAAGGTTAAATATTTTGAGGCTGCAGCATTGTATCCAAGTGCTGGGTCATTAATATTGACAATAATATCATCTGGTGCGTAACCATCATTTTCCCAAGTAAATCCCGGTTTTGTATATTGACTGAATGACCATAATGGAGTTAAATACCCATTAGTTAATAATTCAGTATCAACCGCAACTTGAAATTCACTTGGTGTTGGTCCCGTTGCCTCACCCCCTTCTTTACAATTACATAAATCACAATCAGGATAAGATAAATTTGGTAATCTTAAATTAGCAATTCTTCTCCAATATGGAATAAATAAAGCGGCCATAACACCCGCAAGTAAATGTGAAACAATTAACAGTAGATATAAAATAGGTCTTGCAATATACAAAAGTATAATGAATAACAAATATATTAAATCAAATCTATATGCAGCATCATTTGTTGGGAATTTTACATTATCACTCTCACATGTTTCATCTAATATATTCTTAATTGAAATAATTCTATTCTGTAAATACCCACTTCTATATTGGTCAATTAATTGTGATACACTATAGACTTTATTATAACTCATTAAATAAAAATAATCTTCACAATCAATGGCAACTTGTGGGTCAACATAATCATTCCAATCTAAACTAAAAGCATAAGATTTAAAAACGTTTGGGTCTGGATTTGGTACTTGAAATGGGTCAGAATTTCCTGAAGAATCCCACCCATATTCTCTAATATTTGGTACTAAAAAATAAGCTCTTTTAATTGGTTCTGATAGTTTTGGCGATTGATTCCATTTAATTTTAAATCTATATTTTCCTTTAGTAGGAATACCAATAGTGGGGTCATTAGATAATACTCTATCCCCAAATTCATTAGTAAACACATAATCCAAGTTCATAGGAACATCAACAAGCCAAGTTCCATTTTCATCAATAACTTGACCACCAGATTCTAAATCAAATTGTTCTAATATTGGTAATCCTTGATTATCCAAAGATATTGTTTGTCTTATTGCCAATATTTCACCAGCACCAGCTACTAAATTACATAATTCACCTTGTTTTAGTTTTGATTTACAATTTGATTTTTGAAATTGTTCATCTGATGATGAAAATATTGACCCCATAAAAATTGCTGTTGGTGTTATCTCAATATTCATTTCGCCACTAACATCAAAGTCAGTTCTTGTTATCCCAATACTACAAACTTCAGGTTGTCCCCAAAATGGGTCAACATTTATTGTTCTATTAAAAGAAACTATTTGGGGTAAAGAATTCAAGTTACTAGACGATTTAAAACTAACTCCAGCAACTTGGGATTCCGTAGCCACACCCATTCTAATCAAATCTTGTGGTGATAATGAAAATTCACCAATATCTGATAAATCAATGTCAACGTGAATTGTTTGTGACCCTAATGGAACACCAAATAACATATAATCACCACTATCATTTGTTTGTGTGGTGAACTTATAATATTTATCATAAACTTCAATAACGTTATTGTCAACTAAAGCGTCTTCTCTGTCAGGGAAACTACCAGTAGGTACGTGAGTACTATACGATTTTGTATAAGGTAAAAGATTATACCTATATCCATCTTCATTAACTGATGATAATGATTTATAAGGATATAATGTTGATATTATTGGATTATTTTCATCTTGTTCTGAGAGCGGAATAAAAATAGATACCTTACAATTCGGTAACCCAAATCCATTGTTTATTGATATTCTACCAACAATAACACCATAATCTGAACATTGTCTATTATAGATTTGGTCTGATAAAATTTTGAGAGAAAGTATCTCTAGTTGTTCAAAATCTTGGTCTAATAATATTTTTACGGATTTATCAACCCCAACTTGGGTTCTTATTCTATATGAATTTGACATTAAATTATCTTTTTAAATAAATACTTTATTTGGCTTTTTAAAAAGATAAATCAATAACTAGGGAAATAAATTATTACGAGAAATTAGTAGTTTTAAAATTCTTAACCCTTACATTAATATCCTTAGTCGCAAATCTAACTTGATATGTTTGACTAGGTTCTGCAAATATAGTATCGTCTACTAATTCAATTTGTTTAGTTTCACTATCCAAATATCTTTGTGATGTTTGAGATGACGAATATTGACCTCCAACCTTATTAAACGCTTGGATTTCTGCTACGGCAATAATACCATTTTGAGATTGAATTATTCTTCTTATTTCAGATACATTAACATTTTGACCCATTTCTCTAGTTTTAGGACTCATATATTCATTAACACTATCAACTATTTGCGCTATTACAGCACCTTGATTTTGACTATTATCTAATACCACGTCAATATTAAATGCCAAATCAATAACATTTGCGGATTCTATTGATATATAGTCATTTAACATTCTGTAGTTTGATAAATAATTAGCAATATTACTTTTTAAAGTATTAGATGTAATTTCAGTTAAATTACCTGATTCATCATAAGAAAGAATCTTAATTTTAATTTTGTTATTTTCTTCAGTTATAGATACTTTCGCTGGAGCTCCAAATTGAGATGGCATTGTTCTAATTATTGATTCATAATCATTAATTGTCACCGCTCTATTTTGTGCCGAAAAATTAAAAGAAACCAAATTTCTAACTTCTTCGGTAGTTGGGTTAGGTGCCCCACCAATTGCCGCAGTTACATTATTACAAGATAAAGAATTTATAACACTAGTGTTTACAGAATCAGAAGGTCCATTAACAAAAAATGAAACAGTACCAATTTGATTTATTACATTAACACCTAAATTACTAGTACTACCACCACCAATTCTATATTGTACAAATAATGTACTATTTGCTTTAAGAGTACTTCCCAAGGCAAAATTATTTGAATACTTATATAAATCTAATTTATACCCATTTCTAGCAAACTCTCTTAATTGTTCATCAGCTGATTGACTTCCACCACCAAATGTCATTTTCAAAAATCCTTCTGGTGTATATTCAGTAATAAACTTACTTGTTGCTGTAATATATTTACCAACTTTAATACCTGGATTATCGGCCACTTTAGTAGGGTCTTCAATAAAAACTCTTTCTTCGGCTAAAGCTTTAACTTCATACCATCTATTGTCCAATCCTAAAAATTCTTGTACAGATGGAATATTCGCATATTGAGTACCATCTTTTAGTAATACACTAGTAACACCTAATACATTTCTTTCTGGTAAAAATAATTCAAAAAATGGTTTAACGTCATTTGGTGTGATAACTCTTTTGAATACTTTTGTAATACCATTAACAACAGTTTCTCTTTTGATAATGGTATAATTTAATAATCGATTACCTGAATCAAAATTGGGTATTTTTAATCTATTGGGGAAACCTTCGGCATTGACTGCAGATGCGAAATCAATATCATACACAGTTTCAAAAACTTGACCAGCACCATTAATTTGAGCACCTCTTCTTAGAATACCACAATATCTTAAATCTTCTCTATCACCAAATGCGTCTACTGTTATACTAAAATCAACTAGGGCAACTGAAGGTCTTTGACCTGGAATTTTAAGTCCATAAGTTTTGGCAATATTAAAAATTGATGACCTTTGTTGTGCAAATTGTAGTACCGTTTCTTGAATACTCCTATCAATATTAAATTGTAGGTTATCTGATACCGCAGCATTTAAATCTAATAACGCTGAAAAAATGGAAGCGTCATTAAAATTATCAATTAAATCAGGATAATAAGTTCGTGTAAAATTTATTAATTCAGTTCTAATTGACTGAAAATCTCTAGTTGTATATGATATTTTTTTATTAGCCATAATATTAAATATTGATAATTATAAAATCACTTGAGTTGAATGCTGTATCAGTAACCAAGTAATCTATTTTGATTTTTGCTGTATGTTCAGCTTGACTAATACCCGGTACAGTAAAAACTCTTTCATTGTTGTCGTTTATATACGTGCCCTTATCTTCCTCACCTTCAGAAGCTGGATTTATTGTTATATTTGTTATAGTCAAACCTGGCAAATACTCACTAACTGAATCTCGTATTTCTGCTTCCAAATCAGAGAATGTTGGTCCATCCATAGGTTCAAATATATATTCATATAATCTTGTACCAAAATTAGGTAAATAATATCTCGTACCTTTCCTTGTTAATAAAAGGTGAATTAAATTACTTCTAATTTCGTCATCAGTTGTTTGAGATAAACTCAAATAGTCCCCAAAATAAGATCCCCTAAAAGGAAAATTTATACCATATGTAAATCCATTTGCCATAATAATAAATATACAACCTAATATTTTTCAATAAATACCATAAAACAAAAAATCACGACATAATGTCGTGATTTATTATTTTAAGATGAACAACTGTAACAATTGAATGGTGAATCAATTGGTTTACTAATTACATCAACGTGGGGTAATGTTGGTGTTACTTTTGGTTTATCTATTTTTGATATATCTACAGCCAAATGTTTTGCCCCAGTTGATATTGCCTTAGTTCTTACATAATAACACAATGTTTTCAATCCTTTTTGCCAAGCGTGAAAATGTGATGAAGTGATTTTTGACAAAGTTGGATTACCCATATAGATATTCATTGATTGTGATTGGTCAATAAAAGGACCTCTATCAGCAGCCATATCAATCAATTCTCTCTGTGATATTTCCCATATTGTTTTATACTTCTTCATCAAATGTTCAATTCTTTTAATTTTGAAGTTGTATTTCTTATCTTCTGTATCTAAGTAATTGTTGAAGTTTATATTTTGAATTGACCCTTCATTTAAAATGATTTCATTTTTCAAATCTTCACCCCAAATTCCAAGTTTTTCAAAGTCAGCAATTAGATATTTGTTTACAATCATAATCTCACCACCCACTACTCTTCTGTTAAAGATTGCTGAATGTGCTGGTTCAGTCATTTCGTAAGAACCAGTTATCTTGGCAGAACTTGCAACTGGCATCTGTGCTGTAAATAATGAATTACATATACCATAATTTATAACATTTTCTTTCAAATCATTCCAATTCCATCTTCCAGATAAATCTGATTCTGTTAATCCCCACATATCAAATTGGAATATACCTTTTGACATTGGTGAACCTTCAAATAAATCATATTTTGGATATTCGCCATCATAAGCCAATTTATTACTCTCACTAATTGCCGCATAATAAATTGTTTCAAATATCTCTTTATTCAATTTCTTAGCTTCTTCTGATGTAAACTCATAATCCATTAGATAGAAAACATCAGCTAAGCCTTGAGTTCCTATGGCAATTGCTCTTTGTTCTCTACCACCTTTTTCACCCTTATTCGTTGAGTAATTGTTAATATCAACAACTTTGTTCAATGCTCTCACTACTTTACAAGTTTCGTTATAAAGTTCCTCAAAATCAAATTGTGCATCGTGTACAAAGTTCTTTAATACCATTGAAGATAGGGTACAGATTGCTGTAGTTTTTTCATCAGTATATTGATAAATCTCATTACAAAGATTTGATTGTTTAATTACACCAATGTTTTGATGGTTTGTCTTTTTATTAGCACTATCTTTAGAACATAGATATGGAACACCAGTTTCAATCTGAGATTCAATAACTTTTGTCCATACATCTTGAGCTTTAATCTTTTTACCCAATCCCATACGTATAGCCTCATTATAAACATTCTCATATTCATCACCATAAACATCTTGTAATGCGGGTAATCCAGCTTTTTTGATGTCATTA